CAATTTTAGCGTCGCAAACTCAATTTAATTAAGGAGATTTTGTAATGCCTATTAATTCAACACGTGGAGCATCTTCAGCAAAAGCATTTGGTCTTACTGCAGGAGCAGCGGCTATAGAAGTTGATTTTTTAGTTATAGCTGGCGGTGGAGGATCACAAAGAGCTGGTGCAGGAGCCGGTGGTTATAGAACATCTTTCCCTGGAGGAACTAAATTAAAATTAAAAAAATCAGTAAGTTATCCAGTAACTGTTGGAGCAGGAGGAGCAGGACCAGGTCCCGTTCCTGCACCTTCAAGAAAAGGTAATCCATCTTCTCTTGATACAATTACTTCAACTGGAGGAGGAACTATAAACGTAGATACTCAAGCAGGTGGATCTGGATCAGGTGTTCCAGATTTTTCAGCACCAAGTCCATATACTCAATTTCCTGGAGGAGCTGGAAATCAAGGAGGTTTTTCACCTCCTGAAGGTAATCCTGGTGGAGCATCTTCTCCAAGTTCTTTCACAAATGCATCAGGTGGAGGAGGCGGCGCAGGGGCGGCTGGAGGAGCAGCACCAGGAGCAGGGGGAAATGGTTTAGCAAATTCGATTACAGGAACTCCAGTCACAAGAGGTGGCGGAGGTGGCGGAGGACAAAATAATCTTACTAATGGAGGAGCGGCTGGAGGATCAGGTGGTGGTGGAGCTGGATATACTGGACCTAATTCTAGTGGTGGATCAAACGGTGAGGTTAACACAGGAGGAGGTGGAGGTGGTGGAGGTGATAATGCAGAAAGCCCCACAAATAATGCAGGCGGCTCTGGAATAATTGTTGTTAGAGCACCTTCTACAGTTACTTTTACAGTAGCACCTGGAACTAATACAACTTCAACAGCTCCAAATGGAGATAAAGTAGCAACATTTACAGTTAGTGGAACATTAACTGCAAGTTAATCTTTAATGAATTTTTTAAAGAAAGATTATATTATTTCAGATAATATATTATCAAATAATCATATTAAATTAATAGAAGATACATTATTAAATTCGTATTTTCCTTGGTATCTAAGTGCTAAAAAAATAGATAATAAATTTAGTACTTGTTCTAAAAATATATACTTAAAAAATAAAAATAAAAATACAGTAGAAGACTTACAATTTGTTCATAGCTTTGTAAATTATGAAAATAATCAATCAAAAATAAATTCAAATTATTTTAATTTAATTGAAGAAATTTCTAAAAAAATAACTGATTATTTTAAATTAGATCAAATTTCTTTACTAAGAGTAAAAGCAAATTTAAAAACAAGAAGTAATATTAAGAACAATAAATATGGAACTCCTCATATTGATATAGGTAATGAAAATATAACATGTATATATTATGTGAACGATTCTGATGGAGATACTATTTTATATAAAAAACACAAAATATATAAGAAAATAACACCTAAAAAAGGAAGGTTTTTATTTTTTAAAGGGAATATGCTACATTCAGCTGGATATCCACTTAAAAATCAGGTAAGATGTGTTATAAATTTTAATTTAAAAATTTAATATTATGGCACATTTTGCAGAATTAGACGAAAACAATATAGTTAAAAGAGTAGTTGTTATTGGAAATGATGTTTCAACTTCTAATGGACCTTTAGGAGAAAATGATATGCATCCCGATGGAGAAATACATTGTCAAAATATATTTAAGGAAGGAAAATGGAAACAAACTTCCTATAATAAAAAATTTAGAAAACTTTATGCAGGTCCTGGAATGTTATTTAATGATGAAATAAATATGTTTATTAGTCAAAAACCATATCCTTCTTTTAATTTAAATAAATCTAACGGAGAATGGGAAGCACCGGTCCCTTACCCTACTAAAAAATATATTAATGAAAATCATCCAGATGGAGCGCTATTATATATAATTGAATGGGATGAACAAAATCAAAGATGGACAGCGAAAGATAAGCCTTGGTTTGATATACCAAACACTGGAAGAACTCAAAATAACTATATTTGGAATCCATTGACTTTAGATTGGGAATTAGTATAAATAACTTCTAAAAGAAGTTATGAATTTAAAATATTATTATTGGTATTTTCAATCTGTTTTATCACCAAAATTCTGTGATGAATTAATTAAATACGGTGAATCAAAAAGAGACAAAGTAGCTTTAACAGGAACTTATGGTAAAAAAGATAAGTTATCTAAAAAAGATTATAAAGATTTAAAAAAAGTTAGAAATTCAAATATCGTTTGGTTAGATGATAAATGGATTTATAATGAAATTCATCCATACATACATCAAGCGAATTTTAACGCAGGTTGGAATTATCAATGGAATTATTCAGAATCATGTCAATTTACAAAATATAAAATAAATCAATTTTATGATTGGCATGTAGATAGTAATGATTTTCCATATGAAAATTCTGATGATTTAAATTTTAATGGTAAAATTAGAAAATTATCTGTTACTTGTTCCTTATCAGATCCTAAAGATTATAAAGGCGGTGAATTAGAATTTAGAATAGATAGGGAAAAACAAAGTTATCTTAAATGTAAAGAAATATTACCTAGAGGGTCCATTGTTGTATTTCCTTCTTTTATTTACCACAGAGTAAAACCGGTTACAAAAGGAACTAGATATAGTCTTGTAGTTTGGAATTTAGGACATCCTTTTAAATGAAAAAAAATAAATTTTACATTTTAGACGATATTATTTTAAAAGATGATTTAAAAAATTTATATGTTGATTTAACAAATGATACAGTTTGGTATTTGTCTAGAAGTACTAATAAATCAGAAGTAGGCCAATGGCCAGGATTTATAGTATCAAATGGTGATTCAATTATTAATAATTATTGGTTTGGTAGATTTGTAGGATTATTAGAAAATATAAAAAATAATTTTAAAAAAGAATACGGATTTTCTCTGCCTCTTAGAATAAAAAGAATTCATGTTGGAGCAAAAAATACTATATCTAATACTAATTTTCATGTAGATGTTGAAGATCCTTTTACTTATACTATAGTTGGATTTATGACACCTGAATGGTCTTCAAATTGGGGGGGAGAATTAAATATCGAAGGAGAACTAATAGATTTTAAACCAGGAAGATTTGTTATATTTAAATCAGATTTAAGACATGATGGAAGTAAGGTAAAAAAAGAATTAAATCACTGGAAATTAAGTTTAAATTACGTTTTAAAAGAATAAATATGAACAATAAAAAAACAAATTTTAAAAAAAATAACTATAGTATAATTAAAAACGCTATTACAAAAGAAATGGCAACTTTTGTATATCATTATTTCTTGTTAAAAAGACTTGTAGCTAGAAAATTATTTGATACAAATTTTATATCTCCTTTTACAACTTATTTTGGCACGTGGAGTGATTCACAAGTACCAGAAACTTATTCACACTATTCTGATATTTTAATGGAAACTTTACTAGTTGAATTACTCCCGACTATGGAAAAAGAAACAGGATTAAAATTAAGTCCAAATTATTCTTATGCTAGAATTTATAAAAAAGGAGATGTTTTAAAACGTCATAAAGATAGATTTAGTTGTGAAATTTCAACAACATTAAATCTGGGTGGAGACGATTGGCCTATATATTTAGAACCTTCTGGAAAAGAAGGATCAAAAGGAATTAAAGTTAATTTAACTCCTGGAGACATGTTAGTTTATAAAGGAAATATATTAGAGCATTGGAGAGAATCTTTTAAAGGAACAAATTGTGCACAAGTTTTTTTACACTATAATAATAAAGATACGAAAGAATCTGATAAAAATATTTTTGATACAAGACCACATTTAGGACTCCCTTCTGAGTTTAAAAAATAAAATGTCTAATATTCATTTGTTTTTTCCAAGTGCTTTTTTTTATGAAGAAAACATATTAGAAAATAAAGAATTAACAAAATTAAAAGAATATAGTTTAAAACTTTTAAAAAAATTTCCTAAAGGTGGTAAAAAATGGTTAGCAGATCTTCATAATACATTTCAAACATATAATATAGTTGAAGACATTAAATTTAAAAATTTAATAGATTTAATAAATAATAAAGTTAATTATTTTAACTCTAAATTCGGTTCAAGTTTTGT